GATTTTGTGTCTACTCACTATGCTCTTTCAGAACAATTGGATTGAGAGGCTTGTGGGTAGTTCCCACAGTCTCTCCTTTTTAATATGATTTTAAAGCAGGTATTTGTAGTGTTAAACCAGCTACAGTAGTGCATTTGACTGAAATGTGTTACAACCATGACTCGTGTCTCGGACACCGTCAGTACAAGACGATAAAACCGTATGCTCCTCGTTTTAGGGTTGTATATGTGAGAGGTCTCCATTTGGAGAAGCACATCCTCAAGATTAGTAATTGTGCCAAATACACTATAATGTGGAGTTAGTCACCACTGTGTGTATTGTAATCGCTACCTTTTTAAAGGACCCAACGGTTTATTACCGGGTAGTATAGCGATTCAGACCTAATATAGGTCGATAGGGTCATTGTGAACCTAGCATTGAACTCAATGAGTCAGTGCTGGATTCTATGTGCTCCTAGTTCTTGATATTGGGACCAAAATCCGAAGGACTTGTACTAGCAGTTAGGTAATAGCGGCTGTGCAGAAACGTTAAGATTTCGGATGAAGGTGTGAAGATCGGAAGGAATATGAGTGTTCCTGTATTTATGTAGTATCCCTGGAGAAGAACGCCCGAAACATGCAAGCAATTATAGTAGGTAACTATAGGAAGTAATTTTGACTTGTTTAAGAAAGAAAACATAGTCAAACCCTACGTGCAACGGCATGGAGTAGCAAGCGAAACACTCACGAACATATATGAATAAATATTGATCTCGGCAATTTGGCAAATTGTCTCCCTACTGGGAACGCCTGTGCGCCAGGAAACTGGATCCCGCTACAGGAGAAGGATTTTAGGAAGAAGTATCTAAAGAATAAAGTAGATTCGTGCGGTTTCTATAACAACCGTACAAACCAAGCCTCTGGTGTAGGCGTACTATTAAACACCCTAGATATCCTCTAGGATAAAGGAGACCCCTTACACTCATTATTAGACCCGCGAGTGTGAGGCAAAGGGTTAGCATGATTTACAATACCGCGGAGGGAAACCGCTCTAATAATCACATGCGCAAGGAAGTTGCCAGCTTCCCAAACGACGATATTTTGTCAGATGATCTTAATGCTAAGCATTATGCCACAAGCAAATATGGATCTCGTGACAAGGATCGCCGGATTAAGGAATTGGGTTATAAACCCAAGACCAATAAAAAGAAGAAGAAGCGTCCCCGTGACAAAAAGTTTGAATGTCATGGGAACTTCTTCCAAGAGGTTGGAGATGATTGCAAGAAAGGCGTCGAAGGACTTACGAATATCGGCGATTTTTGCAAGTATTTACATGACAACCTCAAGGACTTGTCTTTTGACAAGACCCCTGCAGCCGACAATGGTTTGATGTCATTGTTATGTCGTGCAGAAGATTTGACAGCACTTGTTGCTGGAGTCTTGAATTCTGCGAACTTTGTCGGTATGATCTCCGTTATTCATCTGTACGTGAGATCATTGGTTGGTAATAAGTCTGTCGCTTATGAAATAGCAAAGACTTTTACCAA